ATCGTCTGAGCTGACCTCGACTGACATGGCACCGGCGACCTCGTTCCGCTCACACCAAGTGTTCACCAACTGACGCAAGAACTCGCAGGCGATCACGTGGTAATTGGAGGACGGGTAGTGCAGTATCCCCTGCCACATGTCGTTCGCCATCGCCGCCGCTGGCTCAAAGGACTGGGTCAGCAACTCCGGCTCGCGCAAGCCCAAGAACTCCTCTCGGAATCTATCCACGGAGGTCGAGGACAGATCTGCAGCGTCTGTCTTCTTAAACGCCCTGCAGAACGAGGAAACGATTTCCCCCGATATCTGCACCGTCTTCCGCCGATGAGCTGATAGCACCTTCTCGGACAGCCTCTGCAGAGACGCTGGCAAGATATGACGATCCATCTCGCGGAACTCATACAGAGAAAAGGACTGAGCCCATGTTTGCATGTCACCAGAATAGCTTAGTGTCACACGGAAAGCACCGGTGAGCTTCGCCGATCTAGATAGGTGCTCGTGCACGAAAGCGTCTCTCGAGGACTCATCTGTTAATTTCTCGTCTGGGTGCAGCATTGCAATCCGTCGGTGGACATCGCAGTAGAATTTGATCCACACTTTGCTGTCGAGAGTAAGCACGTATATTTCCCGTGGCCCGGTGTTCTGTGGCTTGCGGAAGAACGATGCTTGCACGGAGTCACCTTCGAGATCACAAAATCTCATGTCCCAGACTCTGATGTTTGCGGCTATCTTCGGGTCATTCATCTCATGGAGACACGAATGCACTGCCTCGAACAGCTTCACGCGGCGCGCGACACTGTTGTCCTCGGGTGTCTTCTCCCCGACGGCCTTGTTGTACTCATCGGCGTCCACCCGGAAATTCACATCGTACGGGATCGTTGTGGTCTTGGTTGTGGACAGCCCGTCGATGGTCTGCTCGAGGATGTACGCGAGGCACAGCCTCTCGACCTCGCGATCATAGTCAATGATTCGCCACCCGTTCGCCTCGCACACCTTCCGGCGGAAGAGTTCTGCGCCTAGGGCCACGGCGCTGGGGGAGAACGAGAAGTCCGGGATGGTCGCTGGATCAATATCGAGGCCCTCTACGCGGTGTGTCAGCTCAGAGGGCGCTGGCTGAAGCCGCTTGTACTTGTATGCGTTTGCGAACATCTTCTCCATGACTCGGATCCCTCCCTGTAGCCACCCACCCTCATTTTTGTTCCGCAGCACATGGTAGTAGGACAAGGTGAGCAGTTGAGCAGCGGATTTCGCCGGCTGCCCGCAGAAAGTTGGCACCAAGTCAGAAAACAGATCCACCTCCAAGCCGCGCGCGTCGTCGTCCAGGAATTCCTCAAGGTCATCCAAGTCGGGGCCGGGTCGCTGTGCAATGCGCGCTGGGAGCAGATGATGCGCGTCTCGAATCATCTGCTGCAGGGCCATCGAGAAGTGGTTGTGAACGATGTCCGGCCACTTCTCACACACCTTTTGGGCGTGATGAGACTCCCGATCACCAGCCGCTAGGATCCGTGCGTAGTAATACCTCAGCGACGTAGCTACGATCGCCGAATTGGCGTTGTCGTCCACGATCATAGTCAACTGACTTCGCATCGCCGGCACGCAGGTCATCATGGCCGAAACAGGTGTCTGGTCAGTGAGCCCGGGCCCGAACAAGTCGATGTTCATGGCCCAAAGCGCTGCCACCTTGGTCTGCAGGTTCTGGAAGTGCTCGATTTTCCGCATGTTGGTGCTCGAGAATGGTGTCATCAGCCATCCATCACCAATGTCCCACGCTCGTTCGAAAACACCATCCGCCAACTGTCGTCCATTC